CTAGAGGCTTCTACATTACGCGTTCAGATATGACCCATTAAACAGGAGCTGGCTTTGGGATCCAGTTATCGTAATCTGCTTTAGTTACTTTAACATAATTACCAGTAAGATTGAATTCGTCAACAATCTCATTAATTGCATCAAATATAGCCCGATTGTATTGAGCAGGACTATTTTCTTCAGATGTTTTAGCAATTCTAGCTAAGTATGATGCAGTACAATAACCTAATCCAACACTTCCATCTGGATTTAAATGCCAGCCATTAGTAATGTCCCATGTATACCACTCTCTAAATTGAGTAAAAGGGCTCCATGGATTATCGCTAGTAGTAAGCATATAATCTGCTTCATCCATAAATATGACCCCTTTACACCGTTCTAGAAGAGTTAAGAATATTGTTAACACTAGTCGTACTGATACCAAGTGCATCGGCAATCTCAGCTTGAGTAGCACCAGATGCTTGCATTGATTTAGCTCTAGATATGACCGAAGTAGTAATATTAGAATTAGTTTTCGGCATTGCTAGTTCTCTAACTCTATCTGTATCAGCAACATTTAAAATATCTTCTAAACGAGTCTTATGTATTGCGCCAGCTTGAATGGCTTCCCATTCACTATCCTCAATGTATATATCGTTCTTTTTTGCACCAGTTCTTTCACGAGCTTCGCGAAGAGCTTGAGTACGCAATTTCTTTAAACTGTCTTCATCATCTAAAATATCTGGATTAGCTTGTATTTTAGACTTTACAACAACATCTTGAATAAGCTGGGATTGACGCTCAAGCGGTTTATTTCTTTGTGAATTCTTAAATTTAGCATCCAAACTAGCTACTTCTTTAGAATATGTTTGTCGAGCAGATGCAGAATATGGCACGGATTCGGTATTAAGTGCCTCTTTTCTAGCAGTATTAGCCATAGCTTTTAATCTATTAGCATGATCTGCATAAATATTCTCCATTGTAGTTCCAGACGATAGAGAATATGCATCTTTGGCATATGCCATTTTAGTAGTCTTAGTTTGAGCTTTTATTTCCTTACCAGTTGGTTCTTTCTTACCAGTCTCAGGATTTTTCTTTCTTTCAGGATATGTCCGACCAGTTGGAATATATCTTCGTTCACCAGTACGCTTATCTGGCTTAATTTCTTTATACTCATCAACTCGAAGATCACTCTTGGCTTTAGATATAAGAGTAGATGCACCAGCATTTGGTCCACCTTGATATCTTCGTTTAAGATCAGCAATACCATTTTCTCTTGCAGAACGTTTCCAATCCAAATTATGCTTCTCAGCATCAATAACTACCATTGAATGACGAACTGCTCTAGCAATCTCATCATCGGGAGCACCCTTAATAGTCATGTCAGTAATAAGATTAGAAACTTTACCCATCTCTTGCTGTTTATCAAAGCCATTTTTCTTAGAAGTTTCAGGCATTCCAGGATATGCCCGGTAAGCTTCTTTAGGCTCGAAATTCTTAAGACCATCAAGAGGTGGTTGATTTTGAAGATTAGTTCCTTTTACAGGAATAACAAGAACAGTATCTCCATCAAAGTCTGCACCAGATAATATACCCGCAGTTTTAGAATTTATGCCCACAGCATCTGGAGAATTCTTACCAATTACTCGCTCAGCACTTTTAACATTATTGTTAACTGTTAATATAGGAATTTCAAAGCGACCAGCATGAGGATGACGAACTAATGCAACTTGTTCTCCATTTCGATAGTTGGGTGCAAATATCTCTGTCTCTTTAATACCCGGAACTGGTAATATAACGTGTGAAGATTGACGAGGAAGAGCAGCAGCTTTCAAATGAACAGCAGCAGAATCGCATTCATCAGCAAACTCTTCCAATAATTTCTTTTTAACTGTTGGATTTGTAAGAGTAAGAATATCATCTAACTCTGCTTGACGTGCATCAGCAGATATCTTTAGCTGTTGTTTAGCCATTGAAGGAAGTTGTTTAGATAAGAACTGAGAAGACAAAGTTGGAGCCCATGTTTCCCAGTCACCTTCCTCATTAACAATATTTATGGCCGATAATTGCTTTTTACCATCTTTATCGGTAAAATATCTTTGTGCTAAACGAAGATCACTTTTAGCATCACCTTCACGCTTAATAGTTGCGCCAAATGGATTATCCCAATCAATTTCTCCAGTTTCTTTATTAGTTTTAAGCTCTTTAAGAACACTATTATCTTTGTGACCAAATATAGGAGTGTCAGAATGCTTATTTGTATTAAATATGATGTCTACACCATCAGGCATGTCATCAGAATATACTGCCATACCTTTAAGATAGTGAGTATCACCAACATTTATTCGAACTTGAGCATAATTAGCAGCGCCTAATGAAATATCATCTACTCCACGGCGAAGCTCAATAACACCATCTTTATCAATACCTCGTCCACCATCAGGTCCAACTTCATCTGCAAAGCGAACTTTAACTCGACTAGGATCAACAGCTACTGGTTTCTCTAAACCAAGTTTAGATCTTGTAGTAGCGCTATCAGTTTGATCATATGGAGCATTAATAAGACGAATATCGCCCCGATTAAAGTTTACATCAGCCCAAGTAGTATCTGGGGGACACAACACTTTAACAGTAGTATTCTTACCAGTACCTGCTTGAGTAACTTTAATCTTATGTACTGCATAACCTTCGCTCTCTAATTGAGCAACTGCATTATCTAGTACATAACGAGTAGTTCCTAAATATTCTTCTACTCCTGCTCCAACATCTAAATATCCTCCATTATTAAACAACTCAGTCTTAAGAAGCTCGGCAGTATCTCCAGAACGATTTGCTCTATCCTGAATATCTTCTTTAAGAAGATTACGAACTTGAGATTCGTTTATACCCATACGTCTAGCTGCTGCAGACTGAGAATATCCTTTGGCAATAAGTCTTTTTGCTTCTGCAACATCTTCTGCTCTATTTTCAGCACGAGCTCTAGACATCATAGCGATCATGTCATTTTTACTCATACCCATGCCACGAGCAATTTCTGCATCACTCATGCCTTTATGACGTAATTCAATAACATGAGCTCTAAAATTTGCATTACGCTGATATGGATTATCGCCAGATCCCCACGGATATCGCCCAGAATGCCGAGGAGTACCATAATGCATTAGAAACGCACTGTATTCTTCGTCCGTTACATCCATGAGTCTTCCTCTTCCTTCTTTAAGTCAGTCATTAATATATCAAAATCATGAATTTTCTTCATAATCTGTAAAATATCTATGACTTCTGGAATGCATGACTGTACATCATCCAACTGATAGATACGCAATTCCATGTCTAATGAGTGTGGATCCATTCCATACTCAAGACAAAATAGTGCAGTATAAATATATAACTGTTTCATTGAAGCTATAGTTGTACCAGTTTTTAAATCATGAATGCGTAACTTATGAGTTTTTTCATTATAGGATATAGCATCAGCAGTACCGAAACAATTATCTGAATAATATAGAATTTGTTCAGATGCCATACGATACCCTATTGCATCATTTACAAACATGTTTAATGTTTTATGAGTCGAAGGAAGTTTTTGTCTAAGCTTAATACATTGACTAGCAAATTCATGTAATTGTGTTCCACGATACTTTGCTTGATTATTCCGATATACTTCACAAAGTTTATCGCCATCATAATTCAACCATGAATAATTACTAGCGCCTAAAAATGCATGCTTTCCATCAAGATTGAAATGCTTGTTGAAGTTCATTTAACACCTCTTCTTTATTTTCTGGAAATATGAAATTAGCATATGACATGTTATTGAACTTGTCAACATAATAATCTTGATTCGGTTGATGATGTGATTTAGAATATCTTTTGCATTCAAGCATTGCCCATTTGTCCTTATATAGGATTAATAAATCTGGAATACCTTGATAATAGCTAGAATCATTCTTTAATACTACACATCCGGGAAATATCTTTTTAAGTTCACGTATTAAGGCCGATTGAAATTTACTTTCTTTATTCACATCAGCCCTTTCTATAGAGAAAAAAGAAAACCATAGTTTTTAACAAAAAATTATAGGAGAAATAAACTCTTATTCAGAGTCTTATCTCCCCTATAATAGTCATAGTTTTTTCTGCGCGGACATTATGTCCGCAGGAAAGCTTTTTCATTAAATA